ATTAGATAGATTTATTACTGGGGATGCTACTAAGGCATTTATTGAAATAATTCCTTTCAATTATAATATTCATCCTGCAGATAATAATCCCATCTCTTTAATTTATGTTAAACCTTTAGGATATGATGGTTATTTAATAGCTATTAACCATTCGGAAACTCTTAATTCTTTAGATATTGAGTGGTTAGATAAATTCAGTACTATTTATGTTAGGGATAAAAAGGAGGTATTACATTACATATATCATCCTAACATTATAGATTTAACTTTAAATAAAGCTAATCATCAAAAACCATTAACTAAAACACATAATCATTTTTACTCTAAATATCCCTATAAAAGAGATTTAAATACTTTAATACCTGTTACTAAACATTTTGAGTATTGTGAAAATTTATATGATGAACTAAAATTTTATATTGATGAACCTATCAACGACTTTTACAACAGAAAATCTACAGTGGCATTCTACGCTCTCGAGTCCAATGGAATTGGAATATGTAAAGACAAATTTGAGGAAAAATTCTACCGCATACACAATGACACTGTATATACTCAATATAACTTCAAAACTACAACTACTAGACCTTCAAATAAATTTAGAGGAGTAAATTACTCGGCTTTATCTAAAAAAGATGATTCTAGGGAGGCATTCATTCCATCTAATGATGTATTTGTAGAGATGGATATCTCAGCATATCATCCTTCTTTATTAGCAAAACTTATAGATTATACGTTTGATGAGAATGACATACATGCAGCATTTGCTAAAATGTATGGAGTAGAGTATAAAGAAGCTAAACAGCTTACTTTTAAGATGTTATATAGTGGTAATTTTGGTAAATACTCCGATTTGGAATTTTTCAAAAAGGCTAAACAATTTACTAATATAATTTGGGAGGAATTTAATACTAATGGGTTTATTGAATGTCCTGTATCTAAGTATAAATTCGAAAAGGATAAATTAGAGGATATTAACCCTCCTAAACTATTAAATTATTTACTACAGAATTTGGAGACCTCAAATAATGTTCTTATATTATGGAGAATATTTAAGATATTAAAAAATAAGCAAACTAAGCTAGTATTATATAATTATGATTCATTCTTATTTGATTTTCATAAATCAGAAAAGCATTTAATAGATGAATTAAAAATATTATTTAAAGAATTTGGGTTGCGGATAAAATTAAGTTATGGAACAAACTACTCTTCTTTACAACCCCTCTAATATTTATAATAGAACTTCATTAGATAGTTTTGATATAAATTTAGAAGGTTTGGCTGGGAATAAATTATTTTGTACGTTTTCTACAATTGAGGATTTAGATGAATTGGTATATGATATCTCTTCCACATACGATATTCTGTATGGGAAAATATTTATTTTATACATTCAATCTAATAATGAATATGCTTGCACATATAATGTAGATACTACTAACCTTTCAGAAATCCCATCTGGTACTATCTTAGTACACAGAAAAAAAGAATCTAACACACTTTACACTATTAATGCTCTAAATGAGCTTATTCGTAAACTAAATGGAGGTGTAGTAGATACTAAGTTTCCTATTGAATGGAGACATTATAGAAATTCTATCCTACTTACTAATAAGGATGAATTTAAACAACTAAAAACTAAGATTCATAAAATTATTGAACTTTAGTTGGATAGCCCAAAAGGGCTTCGTATATTTACAGCAATTATATAAACCTAAAATGTTATAGAATGGATTTAAACGTCATTAAGGAGCGTCTGGCTTCGCTCAATACACAACAGCCACAAAGTGGAGGAGGACAAAAGAAAAACTTATTTTGGAAACCTAGCATTGGTAAACAAACGGTTAGAATTGTACCTTCTAAATTTAGACCTGAATTTCCATTTACGGAAATGATGTTCTACTATGGAATAGGACAAAGAGTAATTGCATCCCCGGCTAACTGGAAGCAAAAAGATCCTATTATGGAATTTGCTAAACAATTACGTCAAAGTAATGATAGGGAAAATTGGCGTTTGGCTAAAAAATTGGACCCTAAAACACGTATTTTTGCTCCTGTACTAGTACGAGGTCAAGAAGATGAAGGTGTTAAATTATGGCAATTTGGTAAGGAAATTTATCAAACATTTCTTAATATGGCAGCTGATGAAGAAATAGGTGATTATACTGATATGTTAGATGGACGTGATATAAAGCTTACTACAGTAGGACCTGAAGTAACAGGTACACCTTATAATAAAACTACAGCTACTGTATCACTTAAAGTTTCTCCTATTGCTGAGGATAAGGATGAAATCCAAAAATATTTAAATGAACAAGCTGATCCCTTTAAGGTATTTAAACAATATTCATTTGATGAAATTAAGGGATTCCTACAAAGCTGGTTAGATCCAGATTCGGAAACTGAAACAAAAGTTGATGTTAGCAAATCTCCAGTACCATCTCCAACAGAAAGTAATTATTCTTTAAATACTGATGCTACTAAGAAAACTAAAGCGGATAAATTTAATGATCTGTTTAGTGATTCAACAGATGATTTACCATTTTAATTAGTAGTACATTATGGCTAGAAAAAGTAAATCATTATCGGAGGCAGTCTCTAAAGAAATAAAGTCTAAATTTGATCTTAAAAACTTTAAAACTAAAAAGGGATTAGATCAGAACGTAAAGTTTAAGGAACAACAGTGGATACCCTTATCGGATGCATTTCAATCTGTAACATCTATTCCGGGTATTCCAATGGGTCAGATGAAATGGAATTGGGAACATGCCATTCAAATGGGATTAGAAGTTAATCCAATTGCTGATGAAGATACAGGTGAAGTATTGGGATATGAAGGTGATTTTATTTATGCTGATAGAGAAAGTTTAAATACTATTGAGGATGTATCTGCATTTATTCTTGATTTAATGGATGAACAGAAAAAAGGTAATCTACCTTATGATTTGGTATTCCTATGGGATTCTATTGGTAGTATTCCTTGTGAATTATCTATTCGTTCTAATAAAAATAACAATGAATGGAATGCCGGTGCTATGTCCACACAGTTTGCAAATAATGTAAATCAAAGAATTACATTATCACGTAAGGAATCTTCTAAGTATACTAATACATTAGTTTGTATTAATAAAGTATGGACTTTAAAACCAGAATCTCCCATGGGTCAACCTAAACTTATGAATAAAGGAGGTTATGCAATGTGGTATGATTCCACCTTTGTAGTAACATTTGGTAATGTTATGTCTGCGGGTACATCTAAAATTAAAGCAATTAAGGATGGTAAACAAGTAGAATTTGCTAAGCGAGTAAATATCCAGATTGATAAAAACCATATTAATGGGGTTACTACTAGAGGTAAAATTGTAATGACACCACATGGTTTTATAGAGGAAAGTCCTAATGCTATTAACAACTATAAAAAATCTAAATCTGAGGAGTGGTCCAAAATTCTAGGAGGTACTGATTTTAAATTAGTTGGAGAGGAAGAATCTCAGGATATTTATGTAAACACGTTTACTGAAGAACCTGCATAGGTTCTTTGGTTTAACGTATTATTTTTTGTATATTTAACTTAAAGGTTATATGGAAACAGGTAGTCCCCTAGATATTCTTAATCAAGTTCAAGAAAATAAGGCACCTAAAAAAACAGGTGAGCGTTATTTACTTATAGATGGTTTAAATTTATTTTTTAGAAATTTTGCTATTTTAAATATGGTAAATTCTAAAGGAATGCATGTAGGGGGATTAGGGGGTTTTTTAAGATCTTTAGGGGTACTTATAAGGCAAATCCAACCCACACAGGTTTATGTGGTTTTTGATGGGGCAGGATCTTCAAATAATAGAAAAAATCTTCTTGCTGATTATAAATCAGGTAGAAATACTAAACGAATTACTAACTGGGAAATCTTCGAAAATCTGGAAGATGAACATGATGCAAAAGTAGATCAATTAGTAAGATTAATTCATTATTTGAAGGTCCTCCCTATTAAGATTGCATCCATAGATAAAGTGGAAGCGGATGATATTATAGCTCATTTATCTAAAATTCTTATAAAATCAGAGGATGATAAGGCATTTATAGTATCAAGTGATAGGGATTTTCTCCAATTAGTAAATGAAAATGTAGCAGTTTTTAGACCTATAGAAAAGGAATTCTACACTACCCAAACAGTTCAGGATAAATTTGGAATACCAGCTAGTAATTTTATTGTGTATAAGACATTATTAGGAGATAATTCAGATGGAATTAAAGGAGTAAAAGGGTTAGGTAAAAAAGGCCTACTTAAAAAATTCCCTGAATTAGGACAACCTAATGTTACATTGGGGGATATAGTAACTATATGTGAATCTAAATTCAAAGATAATATAACCTATGCTAGGGTTTTAAATAGTATAGAAGAATTAGAATTAAACTATAAATTAATGGATTTATCTAATCCCATGATAGATGAATCTGATAAGGAATATTTAAAAGAACTTGCGGAAGACCAAGATCTTAATTATATTCCTAAAACATTTCTTGAAATGTATGATGAAGACCAAATAGGTGGTATTATTAGAAATGTGGAGTTTTGGCTACAAGATGTTTTTGAACAATTTAAAAAATAAAAGTTGACGTTAAAAAGTATAGAACAATATGGTCATCCATTTCAGATTAAGGTAATTTCTTCTCTCCTTACATCTAAGGAGTTTTTACAAAATATTATTGATATTCTAAGTGATGAAGATTTCCCTAATTCTGCTCATAGGTGGATTATAAAAGAAATTATAAAGTATTATGACTCTTATAATACTAATGTTTCTATGGACGTTCTTAAAGTAGAACTTCAAAAAGTGGAAAA